CTTTAGATGCGATTCTATCGCAGTACGAACAATCAAAACAAGGTGGTTCATCTAACACCTCAAAAATGTCTCAAGATGAAAGAATGAAAAAGTACTTCGCGGCTATCCTTAAAGATAACGAGAAGCAAGGTCAAAAACGACTACGAATCCTCCCGACAAAAGACGGAAGTTCACCATTCAAGGAAGTATGGTTCCACGAAGTTCAGGTTGATGGGAAATGGCAGAAGTTTTTTGACCCAGGTAAGAACGACAACGAACGTTCACCACTTTCTGAAGTTTATGAGGAACTTATGTCAACTGGAAAAGAGTCTGACAAGGAACTTGCAAAACAGTACAAACCTCGTAAATTCTATATTGTTAAGGTTATTGACCGTGACAACGAACAGGATGGTGTGAAATTTTGGCGTTTCAAGCACAACTACAAAAACGAAGGAATCTTGGATAAGATTATTCCAATTTTCCGTCAAAAAGGTGACATTACTGACCCTGACAACGGTCGTGATATTATCCTCGAGTTGACCAAAGCTAAAACCCCAAAGGGTGCGACTTACACAGTTATCCAAACGATAATGCATGATGACCCATCATCACTCCACGAAGATAAGGAGACCAAAGATTCTTGGGTTTCTGATAAATTGGGTTGGGAAGATGTATATTCTAAAAAGCCGGCCGAATACCTCGAAGCTATTGCTCGTGGTGAGGTTCCACGTTGGGATTCAGACGCAGGTAAATACATCTACGGAAATGAACTCGAAGAAACCATGTCTATGGGTGGTAGCAAAAAAATTGTTGACCCACAATCAGAGGACGAGCCAGACGGAGACCTACCCTTCTAATTAAAAAAAAATATTAATCAAACTACCCCTGAAACATGGGGTGGTTTTTAATCAAATTTAAAAATGACAACTCAAGAAAAAATCACACAGAAGATGTATGAGGCGTTGATTAATAAGTACGCCGCACAAATTTCAGAAGCTGAAGCAACACTTATGGTTTATTTTAATAATCCAGTTGGTATCGGAGAACATCCACAACACTTAGAAGAAATGGATAAATTTGTTGACCAACTTGCAAGTGCGAAAGATAAACTCGAAGCTTTACAGCAGTTTAAAAAGTATAGTTAATATGGCTATTAAGAAAAAAGAAATCGGTTTGGATTCAATCAAATCTAAATTCTCAACCTCAGCAAAATACAAACCACAACGTTATTTTGATTTGGGTACTGAGTTTTTGGACGCGGTGGGTCTTCCTGGTCCGGCCATTGGACATATTAATATGTTCTTAGGTCACTCTGATACAGGTAAAACAACGGCTCTTGTAAAGGCGGCGGTTGACGCTCAGAAAAAAGGTATTCTACCTGTATTCATTATTACAGAACAGAAATGGTCATTCGAACACGCTCGAATCATGGGATTTCAGTGTGAGGAAGTTGTCGATGAATCAACGGGTGAAATCGATTGGGACGGGTTCTATTTGTTCAATAATAATTTCGACTATATCGAACAGATAACCGAATACATCAATTCTTTATTGGACGCACAAGAAAAAGGTGAGTTAGAATATAGTCTTCTTTTCCTTTGGGATTCTGTTGGTTCTGTTCCTTGTAAGATGACTTTTGAGGGTAAAGGCGGAAAGCAACATAACGCCTCTGTCTTAGCCGATAAGATTGGTATGGGTATCAATCAACGTATTTCAGGTAGTCGTAAAGCGGACTCAAAGTTTGAAAATACTTTGGTTATTGTTAACCAACCATGGGTTGAGTTACCGGATAATCCATTTGGTCAACCAAAAATTAAGGCGAAAGGTGGAGAAGCAATTTGGTTGAACTCATCTTTGGTATTCTTATTTGGAAATCAAAAAGGTGCTGGTACAACTAAGATTACGGCAACTAAAGATAAGAGAACTGTTAAGTTTGCGGTTCGAACCAAAATTTCTGTACTTAAAAACCACATTAATGGTTTAGGTTACGAAGATGGTAAGATTATAGTTACTCCTCATGGTTTCATGGCGGGTAAAGAACCGGCCGAAGAAAAGGCGTCGATTGAAAGTTACAAAAAAGACCATGCAGAATATTGGAAAGATATTTTGGGTGTTGTTGATTTGGATTTTGATTTGAAAGAAGAAGTCGAATCTTAATCCCCATATTTGTGACTAAGACACTATTAATAGACGGTAATAATTTATTGAAAATTGGATTTCACGGTGTGAAAGACTTTTTTCACGAAGGTAAACACGTTGGGTTTATTTGGCACTTTCTAAATACTACCCGACGTTTTATTGAA